GCCGTACAAAGATTTAATGGCGATAACTCAGATACTACATTTACATTAAACAGAACAGTAAGTTCAGTACAAGATGTGCTTGTATCTGTAGATGGTGTTGTACAAGATACATCAGCATATACTATACCAGATGGCACAACTTTAACATTTACGGCTGCACCTAGTTCTGGAACTGCAAATATATTTGTAAACTTTTTAGCACCACAAACTGGTACAGTTACACCAGCATCAGAGAACAAAGGTAACTTTAAGGCAGGTGGTTTGTTTAGAACTAATGCACAAAACTTAACTGCAAATACTACAATATTAGCCACAGAAAATGCACAAGTTACTGGAACATTTACAATAGATAGTGGTGTTACATTAACAGTAAATAGTGGTGGAAGGTTGGTGATATCATGAGTACAATCAAGGTAGATACAATAAAAAAAGTAAATGATTCTGTTCCAAAAGCATCTGATTTAGGTTTAAATGTTACAGGAAGTGTGTTACAAGTTGTTTCTAATCATGTAACTTCTCAACATTCTACATCAACTACTGGTGAAGAAGATATAGTAGATATGAATGTGACGATTACACCTTCATCAACTTCAAGCAAGATTTTAATTTTAGTTCAAATGGTTGTTGGTTCAGGACAAAACACTGGAAATCATTATACATTAAAAAGAGGCTCAACTGCCATTGGTGTGGGAAGCACAGCAGGAAGTAGAACACAAGTAAGCTTTGGCTTTGATGGAGGTAACTCAGATAGTAACAGAGCAACAACATTATCTTATCATCACTTGGATAGTCCAAACACGACATCTGCAACTACATATAAAATTACAACATTTAAATTTTCAACTGGGTCAAGTTTTAGATTAAATAGAGTTCAATCAGCATCTGGTGAAAGCTATGATGATAATTTTGCATCAAACATAACAGCGATTGAAATAGCAGGGTGATAATATGACAGATATTTTAAATTCAATACTAGCTATTAATCCTAAAGCAGAAGTAACTATGAATGGAGATGATATTAAATCTATCCAATGGAAAAATGGCACAACACCTATAGCTGAGGCAGACATACTTGCAAAACAAAAAGAGTTAAAGACTGCGTATCAAAATAATAAGTATCAAAGAGATAGGGCAGTGGCTTATCCCTCCATAACAGATCAATTAGATGACCTATATCACAATGGTATAGATGGTTGGAAAAAAACTATCAAAGCAGTTAAAGATAAGTATCCAAAGGGTTAGAAATGAGTGAAGTAATACTAGACACAATCACAGGCAAGTCCACTGCAACAACCATAACCATTGGCTCAACACCTGTAGTCAGCAAGGGTTGTTAAAAGCATGGGGAAATTTAGATGGTAGTGGCACAGTTGGCAATAATGACAGTTTTAATATGAGTACTGTAACAGATAGAGGAACAGGTCTTTATACATCAAACATCACAAATAATTTTGCAAGTGGAAATGCTTGTATGAGTGGTTATAGTATAATGGATGGATTGGTTTATGGTGAAAGTGGTCAAGTATCAAACACAGACAGTTTTCAATATAGGGTGGTTGTTGGACATACAAATTCTGTAATGGACCCAGATGAAATGCACACAATGCACTCAGGAGACTTAGCATAATGGCAAACGGAACAATAGCATTTGATACATTACAGACAAGTGATGCAGTAAATACTGGTACAACCAAATCCATAGATACAAGTTATATATTTAATGGTGTTGCAAAGGCTTGGATTAATTACGATGCTACAGCATCATCAGATTATACAAGAGATAGCTTTAACGTAGCTTCTACAACTGACGCTAACACTGGCACACATGAAATTGCTTTTTCTAATAATATGGCAAATGCTAACTATGCAGGAATGACTAATGGTCACAGAGATGATAATCAAGCCATAAGTATATTTCAAGGTGAAGGCAATACAACATCTCAATTTAGATTTAGATTAAACGCTCACACTAGTGGTACAAATACTGATTCAGATTCTGCTTTTGGAGCAATTTTTGGAGACTTAGCATGACAATGGAAACACCAGAATTTCAAGGTACACATCTTTGGGATAGATTGTGTTGGGCAAAAGAAAAACTAGAGCCTTACAGAACAGAATATTGTGTTGTATGGGAAGACCCAGAGACACCTGATGAACCTGCAAAGGTTACACACC